CCTACAGGAGCAGAAGGTCAATGGACTGACTGTGATAATGTACGATTTAGATACGGTACTCCTGAAAAAATAGGTGGTTGGAAGCAATTAGGAGATGATGCTCTTACAGGAGCAGGTAGAGGTCTTCATCATTTTGTAAATAGTCTATCTAGAAAATACGCAATCATTGGTACAAACAGAATTTTATATGCATTTTCTGGTGGTGTATATTATGACATACATCCTATTAAATCTACAACAACGCTTACAAGTGCATTTACCACGACTAATGGATCAGCTGAAGTTACACTAACATTTAGTGGTGATCACGGTATATCTGCACAAGACATTATATTGTTAGATAGTTTTTCAGCTATTACTAACTCCAATTTTGCAGCTGCAGATTTTAATGATAAAAAATTTATGGTGACAACTGTGCCTAATAGCACAACACTTACAATAACAATGCCGTCAAATGAATCAGGATCTGGTGCAACGACATCAGGCGGTATCAGAGTACAACATTATTATCCTGTAGGACCAGCAGTGCAAGCAAAAGGTTTCGGTTGGTCACTTGGATCATGGGGCGGTGAAGTATCAGGTGAACCCGCAACTACTTTACAAAACGGTATTAATAGTTCTGTAACTACAGGTATTATATTAGTTGACTCATCACAATTTCCAACAGCAGGTACAAACTTTATAATTATAGGTAGTGAAGAAATATCTTATACAGGTATTGCAGCTACAGGAGAACTTACAGGTGTTACAAGAGGAGTAGCAGGAACAACTGCAGCAGCTCATAGTGGTGGTGCAACTATTACAAGTTCTACAAATTTTGTAGCTTGGGGTGAAGCAGCATCAGGTGATTTAGTATTAGAACCTGGTATGTGGTCACTAGATAATTTTGGAGACAAAGCTATTTGTTTAATTCATGACAGTGCTGTATTTGAATGGAACTCTGCAGCAACTGATGCAACAGCAAATAGAGCAACTATTATATCGGGTGCACCAACAGCATCAAGACATATGTTAGTATCTACACCAGATAGACACTTAGTATTTTTTGGAACAGAAACAACTATAGGAACACCATCATCACAGGATGATATGTTCGTAAGATTCTCGGACCAAGAAGATATAAATACATATACACCTACAGCAACCAATACAGCTGGTACACAAAGATTGGCCGATGGATCACAAATCAGAGGAGCAATCAGAGGTCGTGATGCAATTTATGTTTGGACAGACACAGCATTATTTACACAACGTTTTGTTGGTCAACCATTTACGTTTGCATTTGCACAGGTTGGAACTAACTGTGGACTTGTTGGACAAAATGCAGCTGTTGAGGTTGATGGTGCTGCATACTGGATGTCAGAGAATGGTTTCTTTAGATATGCCGGTAAGTTAGAATCATTACCTTGTTTAGTAGAGGACCACGTTTATGATGATATAAATTTAGAATCGGGTAATCAAATGGTATCTGCTGGATTAAATAATTTATTTGGTGAAGTAATGTGGTTTTATCCAACAGCTTCATCTTCTGTTGTAAATAGAATGGTTGCATATAACTATTTTGATTCTTCACCACAAAGACCTGTTTGGACAAACGGAACATTGGCACGAACTATGTGGCAAGATTCTGCTGTCTTTGGTAATCCACATGCAACAGAATACGATGCAGCCACTGATACATCTTTTGATGTTGTTGGAAACACAGATGGTAGAACAATATATTATCAACATGAAACAGGAACTGATCAAGTTCAAGGAGGTGCAACTACTGCTATTACTGCAAACATATCTTCTGGAGATTTTGATATTACAGCACAAAAAACAGCACAAGGACAACAAACCGGTGTTGCATCATTCGGAGGAGACGGTGAATTTATTATGAAGATAAGAAGATTTATACCTGATTTTATATCACAAACAGGTAATACTAGAGTTACATTAAATTTAAGAAACTATCCAAACGATACCCAATCAAGTTCAGCACTAGGGCCTTTTGATATTAGTTCATCTACAACTAAAGTAGATACACGTGCAAGAGCCAGAGCTATAGCATTAAAAATAGAAAACACATCAACTAATCAAAGTTGGAAGTTAGGAACTTTTAGACTAGATACACAACCAGACGGTAGAAGATAATGGCAAAAATTGTACAGGTTATAACTAGACCATCAACTGAATATGATATACAGACTGCAGAGGCTCAAGTAAGAGATCTTGATGCAATTGTGGAAAAATTAAACTCGACGTTTCAAGAAGAATTAAAAGACGAAATTGAAGCGTTTAACTTTTTTTTAAACTAATGGCTAATCAGTATAAATTTGTAGGCACAGATAACAGCACATCAGGAAGTGCAATAAATCCTTTTGGCACAGGCAATCCTTTGGTAAGTGAAACTTATGTAATTAAATCTATATTAGTTACATCAGCTGGCACACCTAGTGTTACTGTTACAAACAACAGTATTACAGCTATAAAATCAGCAGCATTAACAGCAAATGTTACAACAGAATTACTTACTCAACCTTTAGTGGTTGAGGGTGGTAATACCCTAACCATACTATCAA